AAGCGCATCTGAACACCGGCGCTGTGCCCGAATTTACCGCCATGATCGACGTCTATCCCGCCCACGGCGGCAACATTGTCGCGGATGCTGACATGAGCCTCACCGTCCTGCCCATCTTCTACGCCACAATCGAGGTCACATAGCCATGTCAAACAGCATGATCATCACCCAGGACGGTCAGGCTCAGGTTGCGCTGGCCCTGGCCAATGGCACGGCCATTACCATCGCCGAAATCGCCGTGGGGTCAGCACAATATACGCCATCAGGAACGGAAGCCGCGCTGACGCAGGAAGTCTACCGGATGCCGGTGATTGCAAAGGGCACATCTGCAAACGGGCTGCAATCCTACTTCATGGGCGAAATCGGTGTCGCTGACGGGCCGTTTGTTCTGAACGAAATCGGTCTTTTTGACACCGCCGGGAACCTGTTGTTCATCGGTGAACTGCCCAGCATTAACAAGCCCGACCCGCAGATATCTGCCATGAGCCTTGGCATTCGCGTGCATGTTCTGACCGCGCATTTCCAGACGGCTGTGGTGAACATCGTCCCCAGTAATGCGCTTGTGCCAGGACAGCGGCGCGTCAACGCTGGCCTTGGCCTTGCAGGGGGCGGCGACCTCATGGCCGATGTCACGCTTGATCTGGACATCGGTGAACTGCCCGCGATGGCCAGCAGCGACGTGGATCACGCAACCGATGCCCTTGCCGTTCTGGACGCCAATGACGGCGGCACCGCCGCCAATCCGATCCCCGCCCACAAGTCATTGACACTGCATGCGCTGTCTGAGGCGGTTGTGGCATCGCAGCCTTTTGAAGATGCTATCGGCGCTTCTGTGTCGCTGGACGGTCCCGGCGTCGTCTTTCCCGGATCAACCAATCTCTACCAGATCACGGATTTCAGCGCCTTTGCCACCTACCAGGTCCAGAGTTCCGTGGGCACCGCCACCCTGACAGGCGATCAGATCACCTTGACCATCGGTGCCAACGTCGGGGCGGCAACGATGCAGATGACCGTGACAAGAGATGGCCGCGATACGCTCTTTGACATCGCGATTGGTGCGGCTTCCGTTGCAACACCGACCCTGACCAATCCGGCGCATCAATCAACCGACATTGGCGAGATGCCCATCTTGCGCACGACCCCGTTTGCGAGTTTTCCCTCCAATGCCTTCAGCCACACGGCCACCACATGGGAGGTGGCCACCGATGCACAGTTTGCCAATATCGTGGGCCAAAGCGTTACCAGCACACAGGACCTGACGGAATTTGTCTTTCCATCTGCGCTGTTGACAACCAGTACGGTCTATTTTGCGCGTGCAACCCATATCGGGTTCGATGGCACAAACCAGACCAACAGCCCGTGGTCCGCGACCGTGCGGTTTACGACCGCTGCGAGTTTCTATCTGGCTAACGAGCGCGCCATTGTTGCCCCAAGTCCAGATGCGCAAGCAATGTCCGGGGATGGGAATACCATTATAATCGGTGAGACTTCCGGCAGACCAGCGCCCGGTAGGACCGCACGTGGTATTGCGAAAATGTACAGGCGGCAGGGTGCTGGATTTGTGCTGGATGCAACCCTTGTCCCACCAGAATACGATGATCCTACAGGCTATCTGTTTTCCGCTAACACGCAGGTCTACGTCCAACTATATGGTCGATCTGTCGCCTTGTCAGAAGACGGTCAAATGGCCGTTGTCGGCAGTCGAAACAACGCCTTTTTGTGGAGGCGCCAGGGCGGCTTCTGGACGTATTTTGGGCAACTGACGTTCTCAAACCCTCCTGTGATGGGCACATTTTTCTATGCACATGACATTGCAATTTCCGACAATAACCAGCGGGTTGCGATCCTTTCCAGCTTTATGACCACCAGCGGCGCTGCAATTTCGAACGAACCGCGTGTTCATATTTTTGACCTGCAAAGCAACGCTTTTGTCCATACAGGTACCATTGTTCTTGCAGTCCGTTCACTGAATGCTGGCTGGAAGGTAAGGGTTTCTGGAAACAAGGTCTTCTTTACGAGCGAAACTTTCGCGGAAATCTGGGAAGAGACAAACGGCACGTGGTCGCGGCTTCAGGATGTGCTTGCCACTGCCCCCGGACCACTGGGAGAGAGCCTGGCGATTTCTGACAATGGCAGCGTCGTGGCGATCACCGGTAGGGATACTTCAAACGGTATCTTCATTTTCCATGAAAACAGCACGACCGGCCAGTATGATTTGTTCAGCAACATCGGTCCCATCGACAGCTTTGGAACGCTCTACCCGGTCAAATCCGTCATTTTGTCTGACGACGGCACGCAACTTCTTTGTGGTGTTGATGATGGCACGACGGACCGGGTGTTTCTCATGCGCGAGGTGGGCGGGATTTGGTTTGAAGAAACCGAAATCATCCCCAGCCAGCAAATCAATGATTTTGGCGACCTGGTAGATTTGAACGGGTCTGGCGCAACCGCGCTGATCAGCGGTCGCGTTTTTGAGTGAGGGACAATCCATGAGACGTTTCATCAAGATCAACAGCGATATGACCCCGCTTGAAGTGCTGTCAGAGGCGACCATAACGGCGCGCAAGGACAGTGCGGATAATACGAGCTACCTGTCTTTGCATGCCGCGCCACCACCGGCGCATGATGATCTTTTATACGTGCCTGAACCCGACGATCCCGCGATCATCGAAGGCCGCGCCATCATGCAATGGACGATTGAAAAGCGCGCGCTCGAAGATATTCGCACCAGGATGCTGGCACGGCTTGAGACGGTTCGTGACGCCAAAATCGACAGCGGCGTCGAACTGGATGGCGCACCGATGGCGGTGCCAACGGACCCCGGATCGCTGGCACGCATGCAGGCAATCCATGCAGCGTTCCAGGACGGGCATCTGACCCAATTCGATTGGGCGTTTGATGCGCAGACGTATTTCACACTTGATGCCGCGACCGCCGAACATCTGATCAAACGGATGCGGCAGCACGTGGCAAGCTGCTTTGCCGCGTCCCGCAAGGTGGCGGCAGACATCATTCAGGCGGAAGATTTTGACTCACTTGCTGCCATCTCGGTCGAGACAGCTTTTGAGGCTGCTTTCACCACGCCTGAAACCCCCGAAACAAAACAAGGAGATGCAAAATGAGCTTTCTGCACGGTGTAGAAGTCATTCAAATTGATAACGGCACACGCCCAATTCGTGCTGTTCGATCATCCGTTATCGGCGTTGTGGGCACCGCACCCAACGCAGATGCCAACAAGTTCCCCCTCAACACACCGGTCCTGATCCTGGGCAGTCGTCAGGACGCCGCTGCCCTTGGGGAAGATGGAACGTTGCCCTACGCGATGGACGGGATTTTCGACCAGATCGGCGCGATGGTCGTTGTGATCCGCGTGGAGGAAGGGCCAACGCCTGCCGATACGATTTCAAACGTTATCGGCGGCGTGAACACCAACACGCAGCAACTTGAAGGCGCAGAAGCCCTGCTGGGGGCCGAAACCGCTGTCAAAGTGACACCGCGCATTCTGGTGGCACCAGGGTTCACGGACATTCAAGCCGTTGCAGATGCGCTGATTTCCATCGCAGACAAGCTGAAAGCGGTGGTGATTGCCGATGGTCCCAGCACATCGGACGCGGATGCGATTGCTTATCGCAACAACTTTGGGGCAGACCGTCTCTATCTGGTTGATCCGCAGGTTATCATTTGGGACCGTTTTAACAGCGCCGAAGTAGTGGACCCGGCGTCGGCGCGGGTGGCGGGCGTCATCGCCAAATCCGATCATGAACGTGGTTTCTGGCATTCACCGTCCAACCGCACCATTCGGGGCGTTCTGGGGCTGGAACGCCCGATCAATTTTGTGATGGATGACCCGAACACACAGTCCAACCTTCTGAACGCGGAAGAAGTCAGTACGATCATTCATCTGGAAGGCTATCGCCTTTGGGGCAATCGCAGCACATCCAGCGATCCACTCTGGGCCAATCTCAAGCGCCGCCGCATCGCCGACATGCTGAATGAAAGCCTGATACAGGCGCACCTCTGGGCATTGGATCGCAACATCACGACACAATATGCTCAGGACATCCTGGACAGTGTGAACCTGTTTGGCCGTCATCTGGTGAACATTGGTGCGCTTGTCGATTTCAGTGCCTGGCTGGACCCTGATCTGAACAATGTGGCCACCCTGTCAGCAAACCAGTTGTATGTGAATTTCGACTGGCTGGATCACCCGCTGGCGGAACGCATCACCTTCCTGTCGGAAATCAACAACGGCTACCTGAACCAGGTTCTGCCAACCGCAGCATAGGAGATTTACGATGCGCGATTTACTCGAATATATGGGCGTTTTTGTCGATGGCCGGGGATATTTTGGCGAGGCTAAATCAGTCGTTTTGCCAAAGATGGCCGTTGCAACGCGGGATTTCAGCGCCTCCGGCATGGCTGGCCCGATCAAGGTGCGCATGTCGCGCCTGGCAGAGCAACTGATGATGGAACTGACATTCGATGCAATTCCATCGCCGCTTTATGATCTGCTTGCCCCCAGTGAAGGCGAGACGTTCCCGTTTCGCCTGAAAGGCTCCACCAATGCCGCTGACGGGACCAAACGGGCTGAGATGATTTTCGGCGAAGGTTTCGTTGAAGAATTTGACGAAGGCACTTGGGAGGAAGCCAAGGAAGCGCCGATCACGTTGAAGGTCTGCTTGCGGCATTACGAGCGTCACATCGCGGGCGTCGAACGCTGGGCGGCAAACCCCGAAAACATGATCCTGCGCCGCAACGGCACTGATCTGCTGGAACAACACCGCATCAACATTGGAAGACAATAAGGAGACAGCACATGGCTGGCGAAGTCACACTACCACTGAAACACCCCTTTGAATTTGACGGCGAAACTGTCACCGAACTTACTTTCCGTCGCCCGAAGGGGCGCGACATCAAAAAGTTCGCGCGCATCAAGGACACGATGCAACTGATGGAAGCGCAGGTCGTGGATTTGGCGCAGATCAAACCGGGTGCTTTTGAAGAAATGGATGGCGAGGATTTGCAGGAGGCTGGCATCATCATCGCGGGTTTTTCCGGGCTATCGGAGGAGGAAGCCCGCAAGCAATTATCCCAATCTATCTCTTCCTGAGCCGATATTTCCACTGGCAGGTTTCCGACATGGATGATCTGCCAGTGGAGGACCTGCTTGAATACTATCAGGCGGGCAAATATTTCCTGAAACTTGAAGCTGAGGCGCGCGAATGAGCACAGTTGGTGTCAATGTCTTTCTGCGCCTTAGCGACATGCTGGCCAAGCCGCTCAGAGACAGCGAAAAACGGGTCGATGCATCCGCCAAGAGGATGCAGGATCGTCTGAAGCTGTCGCTCAAACTGAAGGCTGGTGGCGCAGCAGCCGCAGGCATTGCCTACGGCGCGCAGCGATTGGTCACGGGCTTTACCGACAGCATCCGAGAGGTCGAAAAAGCCAAAGGTGAACTGGCATCATTGGGCGTGCGCGATCTGGACGCGGTTGTTCAGCGCGGGCGCGAAATGCAGATGCAGCTTGCAGGCGTCACCGCTGACGCCTTTGTACGCGCCTCCTATGACATCAAGTCGGGCATCTCGTCTCTGAGCGATCAGGGTGTGGCGGACATGACCGCCTCTGCCATGCTGGTGGCCAAGGCGACAAAAGGTCAGGCTGAACAGATGACGTCCCTTTTTGCGACGTCTTACGGCATCTTTAAAAAGCAGATGTCAGATCTGACGGACAGTGAGTTTGGGGAGCAATTCGGCGCATCCCTCGCCGCGTCTGTGCAGATGTTCAAGACCGATGGCGCAAAGATGCAGCAGGCCATCCAAAGCGCGGGCGCAGGGGCCGTGAACATCGGGATGGAAATGTCCGAACAACTGGCTTTGCTGGGCATGATGCAACAGCAGATGGAAGCGGGTGAAGCGGGCACGGCGCTGAAAGCCTTTGCGTCGAATGCTGCCCGCGCCCATGAAGCATTCGGCAAGATGGCAGTGACAGCAGATCGCCCCGTCAAGGTTCGCATTCTGGATGAAAACGGTCAGTTGCGAGCCATGCCGGATATTTTCACCGATCTGCGGGCGAGATACGGGGAAACGCTGGACGCCTTTGAAGCCGCTGAAATCAAGGACGCCTTTGGCACGGAAGAAGCCCAAAAGCTGATTAACGCCCTCTATGGTCAAGAGGAAGCGATCCGCGCCAACGTCAGCGCCCTGGATGAGGCGGCGTCAGAGGGCGAGGCATTCACCCGGAACATGGCTGCACTGGTTGACAATAACTGGGACAGCACCGCCAAGCTGATGGGACAGCGGATTGACGTCATCAAACAGATGGTCGGGCAACGCTTCCTGCCTGTTGTTCAGAGCATCATGCCCCACCTTGATCGCATCATTGACGCGACATTTGCATGGATTGATGCGCACCCTGAGTTGGTCACAAAAATCGGATGGGCAGTGGTCGGTCTGGGGGCTTTTGCCGCTGTCATCGCCCCAGTGTTGATCGGTGCCGGTATGCTGACAAGCACATGGGCGCTGCTTTCGCATGGTGCAATACGGCTGGGGGTCGCGGCCTTGCGATTGGGCGGCGGGCTGCTGAGCCTTGGGAAATGGGCGGTTTGGCTGCTCAACCCGCTCAATCTGGTGAAAGCCGGGCTCTTTGCCCTGCGACTGGCGGTGATTTCCACAGGGATCGGGGCGCTGGTCGTTGGTCTGGCGATGGCGGGCGTCTGGGTTTACAACAACTGGTCCGGCCTGCTGACGTTTTTTCAGAACTTTGGGGCTGCGATGCGCAATGCGCTCGGGCCAGCCGCCCCGCTCTTTAATCGGTTGGTCGGATACATCAAAAAACTTTGGGGTTGGGTAAGCTGGCTGGTTAAGCCGCTTGAGGCGACATCAGAGCAATGGGCGGCATGGGGGACAGCAGCCGGGACGGCTGTGGGGAATGCGCTCAGCGCCGTGAGCGATTTTGTATCAGGTATCATCGACTGGTTCGCCAATATCCCAAACGTCAATTGGGCGGATCACATCGGGTCAATCGACTGGCGCAAGCTGGCCGGTGGCGTGTTTTCCCTGGCCGTTCTGGTCAGCCCGATCCTGTGGACCGCAAAGCTGCTGGGCGGTGCAATCAAGTGGAAAGAGCTTTTAGGACGCTTCAGTCTGAGCGGCCTGATCAAGCCGATAACGTGGACCCTGAGCCTGCTGGGAGGTGCGATCAGTTGGGTTGGTTTCTTGGGCAAATTTGCCCTGAGCAGTCTGATCACACCGATCAAATGGACCTTGGGTTTGCTGGGCGGTGCAATCCGATGGATAAGCCTGCTTGGCAACTTTGCTTTGAAGAGCCTGATTACCCCAATCAAATGGACCTTGAGTTTGTTGGGCGGTGCCATCCAGTGGACAGGGCTTTTAGGGAAATTTGCCCTGAGCGGCCTGATCACGCCGATGAAGTGGACCATCAGCTTGCTGGGCGGTGCAATTCAGTGGGTCAGTCTTCTTGGGAAGTTTGCCTTGAAAGGGCTGGTCACGCCAATAACTTGGGGCGCATCTCTAATCCCCAAAATCTCCTGGATAAATCTCGCAGGTGGTGGCAGTAAATTTGCGCTGAAAGGTCTGCTAACGGCTGTCAAATGGACAACCCGCCTCATTCCAGTGATCGGATGGGCGGCGCTTGCTGGCGAGTTGCTGTGGCACCTTCTGATTAAGAAAATCGACTGGGCCACTTTCATTAACCCATTGGCTTGGAAAACCTATATCGTTTCCTTGCCATGGTCCGAGATCATCAATCCCATTAATTGGGCGATTTGGTTCAATTTTGTCTGGTCTGATATATTGCCTGCATGGGACTGGGGGTTCATCTCTGAAATCGACCTTGCTGGTCTGATCAAATGGCCAGAACCGCCTGACTGGTGGAAACGGCTGATGGGGTCTGATGAAGAGCCTGAGCAACCCGCCCCGCCGTCTGTTGCCGATCAGGCGGGCTTCAGTGAACTGCCCGCAGAACAGCAAAGTGCTGCTGAAACGGTTGAGCGTATTGCGACCACCGGGCCATTGCCGACCGCATCGCACATCACGCAGGTGCGCGAGGAAATCACCCGCATCCAGACAGAGATCACCGCAGCGGAGGACAAAATCGCATCCTTCGGCAATGGCCCCCAAGCCCCGGCGCTGGCGCTGCCGGTTCAGGCCGAACTGAACACCCTCAAGGCTGATCTTCTGGCTGCGCAGACCGACCTTGAAAACGCCCGCGCGCGGTCTGGCGAACTGACCGATGCTCTGGCGGTGCTGTCGGATACCCAAGCCTCCCCGACAATCGACACAGCGTCGGTTGATGCGGCTTTGGCGAAGGTCGCGCAGCTTTCAAACGCCATGCGGACGCTGCCAGGGGCCTCCGCCGGGGGTGCCACACCCGGCCCGGTGCAAGCCCGTGCGCGCGGGGGGCGCTATGGTCCTGGCTGGCTGCTGACTGGCGAACAAGGCCCGGAACTGCGCTATGAAAACGAGGGCGGGTTCATCGCGCATAACCGGCAACTCAACAACATGCTGGGGATGGCACAACGGGCACGTGATACCATCGGGGACATTCCAGGTCTGCCCCAGATGGCAGAGGTTGCGCTGGCCGGTGCGCCCGCCCAGCCGCGCGGCACATCGGTGCAATATGCGCCGCAGAACACCGTGCAGGTGTCATTGGGCGGCGGGCTGAGCATGGAGGAGGTTCGTTCGGCTATTGCGGATGCGCTGACCGCTTCGGAAGAACGCGCGCAGGTCGAACTTCGGAGGCTGATGCATGACTAAGGTAATGATGATGCTGGGGCCGTATCCTTTCATGCTGGAAACCGCCGCTTACCAGACGCTCAAGCGCACGTCTGCATACCGCTGGAAAGAACTGCCCCGCATCGGTGCCAAACCGGGCCAGCAATACATTGGCCCCGGTGCGGATCAGATCACGCTTCAGGGTGAAATCCTGCCGTTCTGGAAGGGAGGGCATGGCCAGATTGACTTGATGCGCGCGCAAGCTGGGCGTGGCAAGCCCCTGACGCTTCTGGACGGGGCAGAGGGCTATGTGCTGGGCACATGGTTGATCCTGAAGATTGACGAGACCCAATCCGAGATTTTGGCCAATGGCATCCCGCAGGTCGTAGCATTCTCTCTGACGCTCAAGGAATACGGGGATGACAGTGGTGGCTTTGACG